CCTTTGGATGACACCAACAGCAATAAATATTACGACGGAAGCGCAGCCAAACTTGACAGCAGCGAGGGCGACTGGATGATGTACGAACCGTTCTTCTGGTCGAAAGGTATCAATGATTACCTGAACGAGAAATATTACAGCTGTTACAGTTCCAATGGTCCTGACGATATGCCCCCTGTTCCCGACGTGAGGGTGTTGACCTTGGACGACATCAAAGGCATGCAGGGCGGTTTCCTGGCGGAACGAAAACTTCTGAGTGGTAAACCCACGCTGAAAGATTCTTATACTACGGACAAGTCTTATTCGGTATGCAAGGTGGACGTGTCGGGCTACAAACGTGTCCGGTTCCCAAGCGTACCCGGTACGGGACTTATCGGCAGTGTGTTTGCGGATGCGGATGGAAACATTCTGAAGAGTATTGTGGTTCCGACCATCGGTTTGAAGTTTGAAGCCGGTATGTATTTGATCTCCGATGTCCCTGATAACGCCACTGCCTTGCACTTTTCGATCCTGAATACGGCCGGGTTTGACAAGGTGGTTCTTTCAAACAGCGACAAGATCGAGGATATGGAACCTGACTGGGTGGGCAATGACGAACATCTTTGTGCGATAGTAGGTAGCAGTGTAGTGGGCAGCAAACTGCGTGCGTGTATAACCGGTAATTATACAGCCGGCGGTATGACGTGGACGGACTTTCATTATTACAGCCAGCAGCGGGGTATGCAGCAGATAGATGCCCTGATGCACAGCCGTATTGCGAACCTGAGCTATGCACGTTATGGCCGCCGTGACATGCAGGAACAGTGCGGTGCGGGGCAGCATAATAGTAATCGTATCACGGGTGGTACGTCCGGTTATGGCATGCAGGACACTGTCGGTTATGATGCAGCGTTTGCCATCAATAATAAAGTAACAAATTCGCTTATAGACGGTCTTGTTCACCAATATGCTTGGTATGTAAGCCAAGACGAGTACGGTGCGCCTATGGTTACTCAAGTAAACAATATATGCTGTATCGGTTACGAGGATATTTATGGGAACAAATATGATATGATGGATGGTGTGGACCTGCCAAACGACAGTGGTAACGTGGGTAAATGGCGTATTTGGATGCCTGACGGCAGTATCCGCATGGTGCAGGGCAAAACGACCAGTGACCAATGGATAACAGGCGTGGCGCATGGCAAGTATATGGACTTGGTTCCGGTGGGTAATCTGAACGGATCATCTTCTACGTTCTATACCGATAAATATTGGATAAGCGGCTCTGCCCTCCGTGTGGTCTATCGCGGGTACTACTATGCGTATGCGTATGGCGGCGTGTCGAATGCGGTTGCGGATAGCGATGCATCGCACTCGAGCACGGTTGTCGGCTCCCGTCTGGCTTTCCGCGGCAAAATCGTCCGGGCGCAAAGCGTGGCAGCGTATAAGGCGATACGCGAGGTGGCGTAAGCGTAAAGCGCCAAAGCGTGGAGCGAAGCGACTAAAACGAAAGAACGGGATTCGGATGGTTTCCGAATTCCATTTAAAAGGTGTTCAAATACCGGCGAAGCCGGTCGAAAAAATAGAAATTTGAGGTATATGAAAAAGATTATCGCATTTTTAAAAATGAGTAACCGTTACAAGCATCTTATCGGTGGTTTGATGGTAGGTCTATTGGGATTTACTCCTTGGACGGCCTTTTATGCTGCGGCCATTGCAGCTTCCTGTCTGGAACTGAAAGATACTCTTCGGGGAAGTCCTTGGGACTGGATTGATTGGGGGCTCACCATCGCGGGTGGCAGTATATCCGTTTTATTTTGGATGATAGTGTAATTCGTTTATCTGTTTTGCCTGTTAAATCAGTAACTTTGCAAGCGGTAGAGTTCCCCAATAGTCCGTGTGGTCTATCGCGGGTACAACAATGCGAATGCGAATGGCGGTGTGTCGAATGCGAATGCGAATAACGATGCTTCGAATGCGAATGCGAATGTCGGCTCGCGTCTGGAAATCTAACAAATCGGCGTACAGCAGCGGGGACGTGTCCCCGAAGCGGTGCCGAGGGGAGCAAGCCACAGCAACAGCACCAGAAAAGGTGGAAAGCTGAAAAATCACGCGTCGGGTGGAGTTTGGTAGGCTGTTATCAGTTCGAAGAAGTCAGACCCGGGGAAAGGAAGGCCCTCATCTTCCATGTTTATTAACCAATAGCTTATGCGCAGGGAAGGATATATTATCGAGGAAATCATCGAATACTCCAATATGTCGGAGGCATTCGATTCGGTACTTCGCGGAACCGATCGTAAGAGGTCAAGGCAGGGACGATTCCTGCTTGCCCATAGGGAGAAGATTATCGCCGAACTGACGGCTTCCATTGCGGACGGCTCATTCCGGCTGGGCGGCTACCATGAGAGGGAAATTGAAGAATACGGTAAAAAACGTATTTTGCAGATCCTGTCCATGAAAGACCGCATCGCTGTGTTTGCCATCATGAATGTGGTGGACCGCCACCTGCAAAAACGTTATATCCGGACAACCGGTGCAAGCATCAAAAGGCGCGGTACTCATGACCTGATGAACTGCATACGTACCGATTTGCAAAAAGATCCGGAAGGCACGCTTTACGCATACAAATTTGACATCCGGAGGTTTTACGACAATGCGCGGCAGGACTTTGTTATGTGGTGCTTCCGGAGGGTGTTCAAGGACAAAAGGCTGTTGGTCTTGTTGGAGCGGTTTGTTAAGCTGCTGCCGGAAGGTATCAGTTTCGGACTGCGCAGTTCACAAGGGGCAGGAAATCTGCTTCTGTCTGTATTTTTAGACCACTATCTGAAGGATAAGTACGGGGTTCGTTATTACTATCGCTATTGCGATGACGGACTGGTACTCGGTAAAACGAAAGCGGAATTGTGGAAGATTCGTGATGCTGTTCACGGGCAAATGGGAAAAATAGACTTGGAAATAAAGCCGAATGAACGGGTGTTCCCTGTAGAAGAAGGCATTGATTTCCTTGGCTATGTTATCCGTCCCGACTATGTAATATTGCGGAAACGCATCAAACAGAAGTTTGCCCGGAAGATGCACGAGGTAAAATCGAGAAAAAGACGGCGGGAACTGATTGCCAGTTTCTACGGCATGACGAAGCACGCCGACTGTAATAAGTTGTTTAAAAAATTAACAGGCAAAGAAATGAGAAGTTTTAAAGACTTGAATGTCGCTTACAAGCCGGAAGACGGTAAAAAGCGATTCCCCGGAGTGGTGGTAAGCATCCGGGAACTGGTAAACTTACCCATTGTAGTGAAGGACTTTGAGACCGGTATCAAAACCGAGCAGGGAGAAGACCGCTGTATTGTGGCCATCGAAGTGAACGGCGAGGCAAAGAAGTTCTTCACCAACAGCGAGGAAATGAAGAATATTCTCGCACAAGTAAAGGAAATGCCGGATGGTTTCCCGTTTGAAACGACCATCAAGACAGAGACATTCGGCAAAGGTAGAACCAAATACGTGTTTACATGAGAAGAGTTGAAGGAAGTTCCGGGGTTTCGCTGGTGGAATGCACGAACCCGGTTAAAGATAAATGGCGCATCCGATGGGATGTGCAGGAAAAAGAGAACGGCTCTGCCTCCTACATGGAAGAGGAGTTCGGGCATAAGCCTACTGATGAGGAAATCCGCACATTGGTTATGTCCTGGTATAACAGCCAGACTGATGCAGCTATCCTATCCGGATTCGCCTATAATGGTGCCCCTGTATGGCTTTCCACGGAGAACCAGTACAACTATAAGGCAGCATACGATCTGGCTGTTCAGACGGGCGGAGAAACCCTACCGGTCACATTCAAGTTTGGTTCGGATGAACAGCCCGAATACCATACTTTTAGTCGGTTAGATGAGTTGAAAGACTTCTATACGAAAGCGGTAAGGTATATTCAGAAGGTTCTGGCTGAAGGCTGGGAAAAGAAAGATAAGTTCAATTTGGATTTATACCGGATTAAATGATTGATAATCCCTTCGGGGGAGGGATAAAAAAAGCCCCCGGCCTGTTAAAAGTAACGCCAATCACTTAGAACAACAAGTACGCCAGAGCGCACGACCGGGGGCAAATACCCTCTGTCGCGCTCTGGCTTTTTGTTGTCTAAAAATGATTGGCATTGCAAAAGTACAAAAATGATTGGATATGACATTGTTTGAAGCACTTAAATTCAATAGAAAACCGCTTGAATTGCTTATAAGTTTAGGCGGCAAGCAGGATGACCTTCGATTCATAGACTTATATACGGAGTATGAGGTCATGAAAAACCGGGGTGAGAAGACCACTTATACAGTGGCGTTTTTGGCAAATAAATATTCGGTAAGCGAACGCAAGGTGTATGATATTATCAAACGGTTTGGAAAGCACTGCACGCTCGGTGCAGTGTGATTGATGTGCTGGGGATGCCTTGTGTTGTCCGGTAGAGCTACCTTTGTACAACCAAAAATAAAGCTCATGAATAAGTATTACCAGACATTAGACAAGATACTCCAAACGGGCAAAATCCAGACCAATAGGAAAGGCCGTATCAAGTATCTATTAAACGAAAGGCTCATGCTGACCCCCGCTGATTTACTTGACATATTTGAAAGCCACGGGATAGCCAGGAAAAAGCTGAAAGAGGAATTGAAACTGTTTATGCAAGGAGTCCGGGATGTGGAAAAATACAAAGAGGCAGGGATTACCTGGTGGGATTATTGCGGTCATACCCTTGTAAACAGCTATCCAACTTACTTTGAAAAGCTTCCACCCCTCATAACCAGGATTAACCGGGAAAAGCGCAACAGCAAGAATTATGTCCTGTTTCTTGGAGAAACCGGAGTGGAAAGCAACCAGGCACCCTGCCTGAGCCTTGTGCAGTTCCAAATTGATGAGGGAGAACTGGTGCTATCTGCATATCAGCGTAGTTCTGATGCGAACCTTGGGCTTCCGGCTGATATTTATCATCTTTATCTGATGGCAAGGCAGGTGGAGCTTCCCCTGAAGTCCATAACCCTTGACCTTGGAAATGTGCATATATATGAAAATAACATTGACCGGACTCTGGAACTGTTATCCGGAGTTGAAAACATTAAATTTGACTTGAACGTATGAAGAATATGAATTTATCTGCACCACTGCCATTTGTAGGCCAAAAAAGAATGTTTGCTAAAGAGTTTATTAAATTTTTGGAACAGTTCCCTGAAGATACCGTGTTTGTGGACTTGTTTGGCGGTTCCGGACTTCTTTCGCATATAGCCAAAAGAAGCAAGCCCGATGCTACTGTTGTCTACAATGACTTCGACAACTACCGGTTCAGACTGAAAAATATCCCACAGACAAATAAACTGCTTGCCGATATTAGAGAACTGGTGGGTAATTCGGTACCCAAACATAAACCAATTAAAGGGGAACTTAGAGAACGCATTTTTAAACGTATCGAGGAAGAAGAACTAAATGTTGGGTACGTGGATTTTATAACCTTATCATCCTCACTTATGTTCTCCATGAAGTATAAATTGTCTGTAGCCGAAATGCGCAAGGAAGTCCTTTATAACAACATTCGCAAGACCGGTTATCCGGAGTCTTCTGACTATTTAAAAGGGCTTGAAATTGTATCATGCGACTACAAAGCAGTATTCAACCAATATAAGGATGTTCCCGGAGTCGTCTTTTTAATTGATCCGCCTTATCTTTCCACTGATGTTGGTACGTACAATATGCATTGGCGCTTGTCTGATTATTTGGATGTTTTAAAGATACTCGAAAAGCATTCCTTCGTTTATTTCACATCCAATAAATCCTCCATACTTGAACTGTGTGAATGGATTGGAGCAAACAGAACCATTGGCAATCCTTTTGAGGGTTGTACAAAAAAGGAATTCAATGCCCACATGAATTATTCTGCCGAATATACAGACATGATGCTGTATAAGAAACAGGAAAAATTAGTTCATAAAACAGCTGCTTAGCACTGAACAAAGATACAATTTTTCAAGCAGAAGACCAAACTTTTGAGCCTTATTTTAATGCCGTTATAAAGCCATTTTTTTTATGAAATTATAAAGCCGAAACAGAGGTCATTACAAAACTTTTGTTTCGGCTTTTTGAGTGTTGCGCGCTTTCCTTTTTTGAACGCTTCGTTTTGTCCCTTTTCCTGAAAATCGAACGCTTCGTTTCGGATTCTGCGGAAATTTGGATTTGCGGATTATAAGTGCATTGATTATATTTATGGATATGAGAAGAAAAAAGGAAAATTTGCAGTCAGACGGAAAGGTAGGATAGAGGATCATGTTGCTTCGGATCATTGTCCGGTATATGTTGATGTATATTATGAAAAATAAAATGAAACGATGATCTGTTCCGTCACTTCGTAAAGTACTTTGTTATATTGTTCCGTTTCTTTTGTGGGTTAAAAACGTCTGTAACAGAGTTAAGTGCTGCCACCATCTTTTAGGCTTCAATTTTTATTGTGGTTTTACAGGAATGGTGGCAGTTTTTTGGGGTAGATACTCTTCTTTCCTTCTTCATTTACCCTTGAAACTTCCTGTTATCTTCCTTCACCTTGCATCTCCATTCTTTCCTGTGAAAGGAGAAGAATCTACAGCTGAAACAGAAATGAGGGGAGATTTTCTTGCTATTAATAAGTTGATAACTAGTGTGTTTTAACTGAGATGACAGAATGAAAGGAGAAGAGTGAACACCTGCATAGTGAGGGGGTAGTGTGATGAACCGGTTTGGTTAGTTTGTCGGACATGATAGGCTTGTCCGCCAGACCAGCCGGGCTGGTTCATGAAACATGCTGACCTTTTTGAAAAAGGTGCTGGCGTTTACCAAAAACATAAGGACATTTAAAAAAAAGGACCGGTTCTTTTCTAGTAAATGAAAAGAGTAACATATCCGGTAACATTAGTAATATGTGGTCTGTCATGTTACATACGTATAAGTTTATACATATGTATAGTGTATCAAGTTCCACTGCAACTTGCACTGAGATGCACTGTGTCCTGTACCAAGATTCGTCATAACTTGTGCCAAGTTCCGTTATCGTATTCCGCCCCTTTTGACAAACACTTCTTTATGTTGTATATTTGTAGCTCATCAGGCTTTTAAAAAACGTACCTTATGAATCTATTCGCCATTTTCAGAATTGTTTTTTCCGGAAGTAAATTTCTGTCAATCTCTATCTTTTCCGACTTTTGGTAATGGATAGGCTCTGCGTATACAGGGAATGTATAACAGAAGTCCTTTCCTGAAAGTTCGTAAAAAAGAGAACTTTATTCGTTAAATTATGCGGAAAGTTTACAATAAAGAGATTCCTTGGTTTAGGAGTATCTCCCGCACGATTGCCATTAAATAAAAGACCTTTTGTTTTGCTGTTATTGAAAGCAAAGTGGATATGGACTATAATCTCTATTCCGTTTCCGGTCCAAAAGCAATGTGCGCAAGGTGGGGGATAAGATATGAGGTTACACTGTCATCGGTGTGTATAGATCGGATGAATGGAGATAAAAAGCAAGACTTATTCTAAAAATAAATCAATATGAAAAAACTGTTATTGTTATCTTTGTTTTTGTGTTCGTTGGAAATTGCACAGGCGCAACCGGGTATTTCAACTGCGATACCTTCTGAGAAACCTTCAAAATACCAGAAAGATCAGATCAAGCGCAAGTATGGTATGTTCATTCATTTTGGTATCAATACGTTCCATGATGTGGAATGGTCGGACGGGTCTTTCCCGGTGGAAACTTATGCCCCTACGGAGATTGACGCCCGTCAATGGGTGAAGACAGCGAAAGATGCCGGTATGAAGTATATCATTCTGGTGGCAAAACATCATGAGGGCTTTTGTCTTTGGGACAGTAAGTATACTGATTATGACGTGGCGAGTTCGGGAAATAAAACGAATGTGATTGAAGCCGTAGCTAGGGAATGTAAGAAACAGGGCATGAAGCTGGGACTGTATTACTCGTTGTGGGACAGGAAAGTCAATGCGGATGTTGACAATGTGGAGTCGGACAGGGAGTACAATACATACATGTTGAAGCAGTTGGACGAGCTGATGGACATCACGGAAAAATATACTAAAATAGTGGAGTTCTGGTTTGATGGAAGTTGGGTGAAACCCGGTTATCGCTGGCCGGTAGAAGGTATATACAGAACCATCAAAAGCCGTGAGCCGCAATGCCAGATCGGAATTAACTGGACGATAGGCGAGGATGCGGATCCCCATAATCCGAATGCGCCGGAGAAATCATATAAAATTATTCCGGAAGAACAGAAGGAAGGTGATCCTATCCGTTATTTTCCCAGTGACTTCCGCTTGGGCGATCCGCTTCTGCCTGCTAATCCGGATCCCAAAGTGTTTACTCACAACGGAAAACGGTATTATATGCCTTTTGAATCAACCGTATGTTTAAGCAAGCGTTGGTTCTATCATACTACTGATAAAGAATATAAGTCAATAGATGAATTGGTCAAGCTGTACCAACGGGCAACGGCTCAGGACAATATCTTGATTTTAAACCTTCCGCCGAACCGGGAAGGAAAGATGCGTCAGAAAGATGTGGATCTGTTGATTGAGCTTCGGAAACATATACGGAAATTATAA